GAAAATTATTTTCACGGAGGAAGGGGCTGATGCTGCTACACAAAATAATCAGACTGCTGCTACCCCAGTAGCACCGCCAGCAGCACCATCATCTGCAACTCCAACATCACCACCAGCAGCAACACATGTGCCTCCTACACCAACAACAGGGGCTAACATAAACACACAATCTACAAAAAATGAGGCCGCCAGAACGTCGCCTTCTCAGCAACCACCAACGCAGATGACTTCATCACCAGTACAAACGCCAGCATCTTCTGGTTCTGGGTTTATGATTGATCCAAATGATCCAGGCAATGTTGAACCTGAAGATTCTGCAACAAGATATGCGTTGCTTTTTGGATTTTCAATAGCGGCATAAAAAAAGGGCTGAGATTTCTCTCAGCCCCCTTGCAGTTTATTTAAACTTGTTGAACCTCGAAAAATCAGGCATATCATCGTCGTCATCATCTGGCAGAATTATCGCAGCACGCTTAGGTGCAGCAGTCTTGGACTGTGGTGCGTCTTCCTCTGACAACCCCTCCTTATCTTCATTACGAAGATTTGCAGCAACACTACTACCACTACTTGGCTTTGCCGACTCAGACACTCCAAGAACATAATCTAGACGCTTCTTAAGTTCCTCATAAGTCTTGAAATTCTCTGGTGAAATAAATGCCTGAAGAGAATGTTGCATCTTCCAAAGAGCCTCAAGCTGTACATCATCACCATCAAACAATGAAGAAACTGATGCAAACCCAGATGCATCATAATTACGATTATCATCGACAGTGCGAATCTTTAGCTTGAAATCTGCGCCGTTCCAAAAGTCGAAAGGATTGATTTTTACTTCATCCTTGAACTGAGGATTCATCGCCGCATTAATCTTGTCAAAAATCTTTGTTCCGTACTTGAACAGAAATACCTTGCCATTATTCTCTGGATTTAGTTGATCCTCGATAACATAGATATTTGAGATATAACGAAGATTGCGTTTTTGCTTGCGTGCCTGTTTGCGTGAGGGAGATTCATCGTCATTGACCAAATTCCAAAGCTTGTTATTAACTTCGGCAACTGGATCAGCTACGCCCTTACCTAGCGTAGTACGTGAATTCTCAATGTACCAGCGACCAGTTGGAATGTGCTTGAATGAATGCTCATATAGGCGAACGAAAGGAACTTCTTCCTCGCCAGGAGCAGGAAGGAAACGAATAACAGCATAACCGTTACCGCTTTTATCTACTGCTGGATACCAGAAACGTGGGTCTGGACCATTCTCATTCTTGTTCATCTTCTGAACTTCCTGAGTTAGCTTCTCCAAAGAGTTACCAGAATTCTTTTTTAGTTTAGAAAAATCTACCATTGTATATAAATCCTTTTTTATTGTAAGCTATTGTAAGCTATTGTAATTATTGTAATGAGAACGAATTCTCACCACTATTTAGTGTACTCCAAATCTGCAAATATGTCAAGAACCATTTTGCAGATTTTATCCTCATCGATGTTGATGAAAGATTTTGCCTTCTTGACTTTCATAGAAATTTCTTTCCAGATGAAATCATCCTTCATTTTCTTATCCCATCCTTTAATGGCTTTAAAAGTATGAGCCAGGACTACAAGAGTTTCCAAGCTAATTTCATTACCAAGATAAAGTTTGATCAGGTTTGGATGAGAGCATTCATCTGTCTCAAAATTTTTACTGAACGGCTCATCCAGCTTTGACAAGTCATTTCGTATCACATACGAAAGAGATTGCTGATTTTTATTCCATTGCTCATAAATTTTCTTGCCTTCCTCAGAAACAATATCACCGACGAAAGGTTTTTGCTTCATCATAAAATTTGCAAGCAATAATTTATGTGGGTCTGGTTGTCTTGACAATTTTTCAAAAAATATAGTATCTCTTCGTTTGGTGAAAGTATCATACGAAGTAGAAATTTTTTGTTTGCCAGCATACTTTGTGTAATCAAATTTTACCGTATTGAAGTGTGTTTTTATTGCAATATAGTCACAATAACATTCATACGGTGTCATATTAATGCGATCCTTTATACTTCACATACCAAAAATGCGGCGATTGACTATTGTAATTGAAAGCAATTTTCCAATTTCGTCGTTCCCATGAATTATGAAAAAGCTGCCATTCTAGCTTCTCAAAAGATTTTTTATTTCTTTTGAGTGCTAGCCGCTGTTTAACCGTTATTCCAGTATTATAATATCTCATATGGGAAGTCTGGACGACTTTTTCAAATAGTTTAAATTTTCTGCTTCTGCTTGAATTTTAGATTTGATTACCATATCCTTGTCAATTAGAGACGCAGCATGTTCTACTTCTAGATTATTGATTTCGCACCAGTGAATGACCGCATCAATAAACTGCATACGGTCATCTTCACATAATTCCCTGATATCATCAGAAAATTTTAAAGTTTTATCAAGTAGCATCTTTGCGCTGCTCGTTAGTGTATAGACCAGAAGAGTACATATCTGCTGTTGACATACCCTTAGATTTGCTTGTTCTCATTGTAGACACAGAAGCACCCAGAGACGACATTGTGCCTTTCATGTTATGAGTGCTGTATTGAAGCGTATTGTGAACGCCCATACCAAGAGCAGACGATGCAACAAACGCATCAATATTTGCACCAAGGAATGTAAAAGTCCATTCCATTTTTTCAGCAGCCGAAATCAAAGTCTTGATTTCATCAGTTGAATATGCGCGTGAAGAATTTTCCTGACCATCAGTCATAATAACAATAATCACGCCAGGACGTTCTGATACTGGCAATGATTTTAGTGCCAGATTGATATGCTTGATTGTATCACCAATTGCGTCATTCAGATTGGTGCCGCCTCTTCTTGGGTCATATGTCTCGTGGCTTAACTTAGGAACTTCATTAAGTGGGCGATTATGATAAACTCGCTTGATTTCTGGTGCATCAAACTTAACGAGAGTCATATAGCCCTTTCCAGATGTCTCAGACGCAGCAATTTGTCCCTCTAGAAATTCGTTGAATGCAGAAATAGTAGAATCGCGCGCATGATGCATACTACCTGACTCATCCATGATCACGACAATGATGTTGCCGTTTGTACCAGACATTTCAAGATCATAGCCTGTTGGTACTAGCTTTTCAAGACTCATTTTTTTGTTCTCCATAATTTATTGGGTTTGGTAAGTTGGTTGTTTCAAAGATTTTAAAAGGCGCGAGCCAGTTTTGTGGGTTTGTTAACGGAAAATTAAAAAAGTCCATTTCCATTATCCTACGTCCATAGTGAATTATAGTATTTTGCGAACAAACGAAGTCCATTGTCCATACGTTTTTTGTGCTTATCCATACCTTCATGATCAATTTTGAAAGTATGATTTGGTCCATTTAAAAGTTCATCTGTGACGGGATTAATTTTCCAATCAATTTCACCAGATGCATATTGCTCGGACCAATCATCCCCCGTTGCATGCTGCTCAAATGCCCAGATCATTTCATCAATGACATAATCCCAGCGTTTAAAATGAAATTCGTCGGGTTCTCCTACGTTTTTCTCATCTTCAGTCTGTGGCTTGGCGGAAGTAGAATGTAGCCCCTCTGGAACATCGCTGTCCTCGACTAATGGAGCGCCGTGTTTGTTTGCCTTAAGCTTTTTCAGAAGCGGCGCAATAATAAGAGCCAAAGTATGATCAGCATTCCATACATCATAATCATCAATATGTACACGAATTTTTCGCTTCTTCTTGTTCTCAATCCAATTACATAGCGTATTTACCCATGTACCACAAAGCATATCACCAAAATGGTCCGCTCTGTCCTTCCCAATAATCGGAGCAAACCATCCAGCAATCTGGTATGGTCCTATCCAGGAGGGATAAGGCCCAATATTTACACGCATTATACTGTCACACTCCAATAATGTTGTAAAAGCCATATAATTATTGTTACCCCGCAACATATTAAAGCAGCTTTAATATGGTCCCAAACATCTACATACATATTTTCAAGTAAAACAACTGACCTCCAACCAAGAAAGAAAAATGCGAAAATTAGAAATAATATGCCAATTTGCATTATTCATCGTTTCCTTCAGTCTCTACGGCACGAAGCTCGCAATAAGCATCATGTGATACCCGTGTGTTATTTTCTCGGTTGGTTCCATTTATGGCCTTAACCATAGAAAGCGACGCCACACATTCCCGAAATCCGGTAGTCTCTAGACGAGTAGGAGCATTGGGAACACCAGATACGCTGGTGGTAATCACCAGCGTCACAATCAAATTAAACATTATTCAGATTCCTTGATTTCATAATAAACGGCAGCGCGAATTAAAGAAACTCCATTAATGGAAATTACAGCCCCTGAAGTTTTCATATATTTCTCGGTGTCATCACAGATTTGTAGCACACGATTCATGGCTTGTCTATATGCTTCTGCTTCACCAATCGTATAACTTTTCAAAGCTTTTTCCATTATGAATTCCTTTCATCTCAAAAATTGGTAGGGATACTTGGAATCGAACCAAGACCACCCGGTAATCCGCCGGCTCCATTACGGTCGGCATTATAAGTGCCGCGTGCTAACCTTTACACCATACCCCCATATTTATTTTATCAACATTCCTCCGGTTTTATAGTTAGTCTTATTGACATTGCTGTTTATAAAACAGAAGGCTCTATGCGCGCTGGGAGGGATTCGAACCCCCATTTTCAAATCCAATTACGGATAACAGTTTAGAAGACTGCCTCGATTACCAGCACAAACTCTATTTTTGTAGTGTACTCTATTTATGTGAGTAAGTCAAGAGAAAAATCAAACTTCTCCGTTCAGATATTGAAGCAACCTATTGTTCTGCCATTCGCGTTCAGCAGCACGAGCATCATAAGCAGCAGCATAAACACCAACAGCAGCATAAGCAGCATAAGCAGCATTAGCAGCAGCATTAGCAGCAGCACGAGCAGCAGCATAAGCAGCATCAGCAGCACGAGCAGCAGCATAAGCAGCACGAGCAGCACGAGCAGTAGCATAAGCAGCAGCACGAGCATCATGAGCAGCACGTAGCTCTTCCATACCGATCTTACCAGCCCAGAAGTCACGAACAGCAACAATCGCTGTCATCACTCGTGGGTCGCTGTTCTGGTGCGCTACGCGCTCGGCACAGTCAGCAGCGAACAAAGACAGATTGCGCTGGTTCCAATTCGTGACTTCGGCAGTCAGCTTCGCTGTACGGCAGACCCACTTGGCCCCATTAGCAATTACTTCATCGCCAGGAGTAATCAAAAACATTCGATCAGATCGATGTTGTTGCCAATAACGAATGGTCGTATAATGGTAGCCCTTCTGGCAAGGAACCAAATCACCATCAATTGGTGGCATCCAATCACCAACAATCCAGCTACCTGCTCCTATTGGAGCAGCCAGATTGTCACGAAGAAACTTTACCGGAGCATCAAGAGTTAGCTTTTTCATCACGAATCCCTCATCAATCTATAAAAGCATTATACCGCACACTCGCTTAGGCGTCAAGCAGAATTTTTACATAAGAAGACTATATTCAAGCCTTCCCAGCAAAATTTCTAAATGCGTCTTATCTCCCTGATCGATGGTCTGCCGCAACTCTCTGACAAATTCAAGTGTATCAGAAATTACAGTCCCATCAGACCTGACATGTTCGATGATTTGATCTATATCAAAATCTTGCAATTCGCATTGACCATGTTCACATCCCAAATAAAGAAGATCGTCCTGTAATCTGCGATTATCAACTTCTAAATCTTCAATTTCCAAAAGAAGAGATTTGATTGTAGAAGAAGCAGCCATAAAAATATCTTTATCGGATATGTTTGAAACAAGATTTAACCTTGCATCAATTTTCTCAGCAAGTGCTTTTGCATTCATTTTAAATTACGTCCTCTGTAATGACCAGACCATCTGGCGTAGCTTTTAGTAATACTAATTTGGCTTCGCTAATATTGCCCACCAATCGCGTATAATCTCTGCCACCGTCGATAGCAATACCGTCACGCCCCAGAAAGTGGTGGCGGTGGTGTGAATATAGGTATTCATCTTCAGCCACCTGTACGGCTGTAACAGGCACCGCTACGGTAGTTGAAGCATCTGATACAAACATCTGCCCAAGGTAATTGCGATGAATAGCAAACCAATGCGAATGGCCGGGTTTTGGTTCTGGTTGATAGAAAATAGCCGCAGAAATATCAGTCCACCCATCCTTAGATTTCAGTTGACTTTCATAAATGTAATTCGCGCTATACTTTTTTTCAATCATCTGAATGATTTCGGGCTTTAACTCGTCACTTTTGGAATTTATTTTAATCATTTTATTTCTTTCACTGAATATGGCAGATAATATCGAATCCCTCATCATACGATGGATTGGTGAAATTCGTAGCCATGTTCTCGAGCACGTTCTTGGGAATGGTTTTTCCGGGGCGATTATCAAGCCTACGTTGCCACTCATCGTATTCAGGAATACTAAAAACAAAAGCAATCTTGGTATAATTATCGGGCAGATTACCCAACTTCGCCTTACGCTTTTTCGCGCTGGTATTGGTGTGGTCGTCAATCACACTAACATTATGTGCAATCGCATCCCTAAGATCAGACAAAGAAAGATCAGTGGCGGCGACGATATGATCAAAAAACACTTCATTATAGGTCTTGCCCATCACCTTGGCCAATTTTTCGACTTCATGATCAGAGGAATAATATTGATAATCCACATAGGCATTGTCACCAAAATATTCCTTGATGAATGTGGACTTGCCAGAGGCGGGAACGCCGACCATCATAATATAAACAGGATTATAGTCGTTCATTAAACTTCTCCGTTCAGATATTGAAGTAGACGATCGTTCTGCCATTCGCGTTCAGCAGCACGAGCAGCAGCAGCATAAGCAGCAGCAGCATCAGCAGCACCAACAGCAGCATCAGCAGCATAAGCAGCATAAGCAGCAGCAGCACGAGCATCATAAGCAGCAGCATAAACACCAACAGCAGCATAAGCAGCATAAGCAGCATTAGCAGCAGCACGAGCAGCAGCATAAGCAGCATCAGCAGCACGAGCAGCAGCATAAGCAGCACGAGCAGTAGCATAAGCAGCAGCATGAGCAGCATGATCA